GAGACCAGCATGATCACTTCCGAACCAATTTAAACCAACATGAAATTCAAATAGGTTGTATCTATAGTTAAAGAATCCAATCTCAAATACTTTGTTCTTTGTAATCAGCCATTCACCTTGATAAAGGTCGCGCCACTCAGAACATTTGAATGGATTTTTAATACTAAGTCTAAAATCAATCATTTTTTACCTTTCTTCTTTTTGGGATTCATGTGTGGCGCGATATCGTTATCAAAAATATGTGCCATTGTTTGCCACAATCCCTTGCGTTCAAAATCTGTCATACCTGATAACCAAGGCGGATCGTCATGACTACGGTTCAATCCATAGTCATGACGATATGTGTAACACATTGATGTTATTATCTCTTCCCTTGTTTTCATTTATTTTTCTTTAGTCAATTCACACACTAACATGAAATGTTCGTATGCTTTTTTGACAGAAGGATTTTCCATCAATTGGTTAGCCTCTTCCATCATAGCCTTAACACCGGCTTCAGCGCAGTCATGAACACTAAGCCCGTATAGGGTACATAATTCATCACCCATTTCTTTAGCTAACTTAGCCCAAGCTTTTCGTTGTGCTTCTGTTATAGGTGTATGTTTTGGACGTAGTTCGCTTGCTTTACTGATAGCTTTACAGATAGCATCCTCTGCTACCCTACCTGCCGCAATCATCGCGGCATAGTTAGGATCAATATTGAACCTGCGACTAGTGCCTCCGGGATAAACCATAACCAAGTGAGTGCCTTTTGGAAAGCTATCCAAAAGGTCGCTATCATATTCTGCAACTGGAACATATTTGCGTCCTTCTTTAATGTAATAAATCTTTTTCATTTTGAAAATTCTTCCCAAAACAGTTCGGTATCTTTAACTGTAGCAAAAGGCTTGAGCCAACCCTTCTCCATACATGTAGCAATAATTAGTCTATACTCTCTAGGACATTCGTTACTTATTTCGACTCCTGCACGTGGTGCAATCTTGAAACCGTCTCTAAGTATAAACTTAGGATCACCCTTTTTGATGGTCCTCAGTGAAGATTTTGTAATTTCAATGTTCATTGAGTTGTCCTATGTATGGAGTATTAAGCCATTTAGCGTAAGCCTCAGCCTGCTCTGAGATTTTTGTCAGTTCATATTTGCCACAAAATCTCATGAAGTGAATGCCAACTTGCCCTACGTGTGCAACAGACAATTCGTCCTTGATACGGTGGTCAACCGCGTCTTTGATTTCTTGAGGTTGTGCAGTAAGGTCAATTAACATACGGTTACGTTGATACGCATCACGTACACAAATTTCATTGTCATTGTGATCCATCCACTTCTGCAACATGAAATTGTTCCACTTGAAGCCCTGATTATTGCGATCCTCAAATGCTTCTTTGATACCTACTTTGTTTTTGCTACCGACCTCACGCACACCTGGGTAAGCACTGAAAACGTTATCGCCACCGTCACCCCTAATGATCTTTTTGAATAGCAAATACTCGGGAGTATCCTCCATAAGTTTGGGCTTCTTCTCCTTAGTCAATACGGGTTTACCGTTATCTTTGAAGTATCCATTGAGGGTAATAAGTTCATTTGTGATGCCATTGTACTGGTGCACGTTTTCACTAATAAGCTGAACATAATCGGAATCAGAACTAACAATGTAATGCGTATCATCGGGATGTAAATGTGCAAATCGTGCGATGAGGTCGTCTGCCTCAGCACGTTCATGACGGAGAACACTGACGTTAGTTTTCTCACGAAGGAATGTAGTGAACTTATCGTAAGTATCCCAAAACATCTGGTTTTCTTCGATTTCTTCCTCAGTCTGGGAAAGAGTATCCACAATGCGGTTCTTTTTATACGGCTCGTAAACGTCTTTGCGCCATGAACGACCCTCCAAGCAGAATACAACGTGGTCAATCTTATGATTGCGAACGACCATATTCACACTTGCGAGGGTTAGATGCAATGCCATTGCTACTTTCTCCTCTGCTGTACTGTTACGTGATGCAACGTGACGGGCACGGAAGAAAGTATTAGCTGTGTCAATGAGTGCGTATTTCATGTGAGGGGAATGTATATAGTTAGACAAGTAACGCTAAGTATACTACTATTTAGATTATTTGTCAAGCCACATCTTCAAGATACTTATCCGGAAAGTTCTTGATACCGTCAACAACAGTTTTCATGTTGTATCGTGTAATGGGTAAGAATACTTGTTTTACCCTTTTCATTTTTAATGGATGACATTTGATCCTATCTTCAATCAAATCACGCACATAGTCGTGTGTAATCTGTGTGAACTTTGGATCAACATATTCACTTGGCTTGTGATTTCCTTGTGGATTTTCCAAGTAAGGGAATAGTTGTCGCATGATGTAACTTTCACAGTTCTTTACATGCTCGTCATAACCATCAATTGAAACGTATAGATAATGAACACATGGGTTCATGTTACCTTTATCATACGATAGCATCCTAGCCGAGGGATTCTTAGAAATCCCTGGCTTGACTTTACCGTATACTTCAGCAATATACAGAAACATGCTCATTTGAATTTTGCTTTCTGTGACGGAGTAAGTTGCTTGAACATGGTAGTGTTGTTCTCACAGTAGCGAGTGTACAGGCTCTTAGGAACATACTGATATGTACCGCCTGCCTTGAGATACAATTGCAACAACAAAACCAGTGATGCATCTTTAGGACAACCTGCAGGGCTGTCACCGAACGCATCTTCGTAGTACTTGGGATACAAAGCCTGAGTCAGATTCTTGAATTCGGGCCAACCACCTGCAACTTCCTTTACTAATGCGTTAATGTCACGCATGAATTCTTTGAAATCTTGTGTAGTAAAGTCCGCACCTTCCTTGATTAGCTTCTTACGCAGTTCTTGAAAAGGAAGCATTTCGATAGCATCAAGAGGTTCTTGGGGCCAGTAGTTATAGTGGTTCTCTCCAAAGAAACGAACATCATGCATATCTAATTTAGTTAGCAAGTTGCTGTGTACAAGCGCACCGGGCTTGAATCGATCAGGACTATCAGGGTGAACAGGGAACAACTTCCAAGATTCAAGTTCTGTTTGAATACGATTCGCAAGTTCATACTTTTCTTGTGTATCCTTAGTGGGACTATCTAGTCGCTTACCGAACACATGAATCTTGTGCATTTCAAAAGGAATGATAGGTAGCTTATCCAAGCCATTGATTCCCAAGAAGTGTTCACGTGCAAAACTGAAATCGCTAGTCTCAACAACTTGACAGTTTACTTCAATGTCTAACCAATCTTTAGGATCGATATCAGGGAACATGCCAAGCTTGGCACGTAATGCGATAGCAAGCACAGTATGCTGACCATCTGTAATATAACATGTATTACTCTTGGGCAACTTAATAACGTTGATAGTTGCAGGACGACGGCTGTCCCAAGTAGTGATGATTCGGATTAGGTGATCGAAATCGATTTTTCGTTGAACCGCAAGTGCTGACAATAGATGACGAATAGCAATTCGTTTCATCTTGGGCATTTGATTGTATCGTTGGGGTTTGCCTTTGCGGCTAGTCTTGAACTCTGCGGTTTCAAGTTTTTCTTTGAGTTGATTGAACTCCGGGCTCTCTGCAAACAACTTTGCCAAGTCTTCGATTCCATGAGAATCAACATATCCTGGTTGTTTGTCTAACTCATTAGTTGGTCGATCTGTGTCAGTGACTGGTTTAGAGTTAGGGACCCATGTGAATTTATAAGTAGGTGTTGCCATATTTTTCCTTTCTGTGTTAATGGCTGTGAAACAAATATTATTTGAAGCACAGTGCTATTATACACGAAATTGAAAAAGATGCAACCTTTTTTAACTAACTTCCGTGCGTCCGTCGCCCAAATCTCTAGTTCTAATTACCCGAACATCGTCACGTTTGGTGGGGTCTGCTTGCTCTTGTTCATAGACTTCTAGGGCCACATTGCGGCAAACTGTCTGAAACCATCGGTCCACGATAACCGTTTCAGCTTCATTGGGCTTGATAGAGTAACCTGCACGTACCAAATTAGCAATGAACTTCTCATTCCAATCTAGTTCAAATGCACCTGCATTAATATCATTAGGATTAAGGTCCATGCGAATTACATTAATGTATGGCTCACCTTTTTGTGTAGCTAACTCTTTTTCAGATAACTTAGGCTCTTGTTTAACCTCTTTGGGTTTACGTGGCTTTCGTTCTTTCTTTTGAGCAGGAGGAGGAGCAGGTGCTACCTCCTGCTTCTTAAACATAGTTTTTAACTTATCAAACATTAACATATTCCTCATATAGCTTGAAGCTGGCTAAGTTCTTAGCCTTTGACTCGCACATCATATCGAATTTATCGTAGAAGGTCATTGCCCAATCGTTCACAGCTTCGTTCCAATAGTAATCACTATGTGCCCGAAGTTTCTGCTTACTGTGTCCTGATTCAATCAACGCACCATGATTGGGTAACTGTGATCCGGAATGGCCGACGAGTATATCTTCGCGGCTAACACTGTAATGGAGAGTAGGGCGAACACCACGCCAACTATCAATAACCTGTTTAACAAGGTCGTCATTATGGGAAATATAATTTCCCTCACGAATCCAATTGTGATGGATGTCCATGACCGTAGGTACGAGGTCAGATAATGATAAGCAGTCAGATAGTCCATGTGTGTATTCCTCATTCTCTAGTGTAAGTGTGTTTCGTGCCTCGGGGCTAAGTCTACCAAACACATCTCTGATACCCTGAGGACCTTTACGACCACTGATGTGAACGTTGATCTTCATGTCCTGAAACGTCTTGCCATAGCCCATAAATCTAGCCATGCTAGCATGATATTCGAATTCTTCAATACTCTTATTTACTACTTCTTCACGGTCACTCGCTAAAACTACAAACTGATCGGGGTGAAACGACAAACGAACATTGTTTTGTCGTGCAGTCTCGCCGATGGGT